TCTTATTAGTGTTGAATTTGCTAAAGATAAAAACCAATTAACCTTTGAAGACTTACTAAATGATATAAGGACACAGTATGAAAAAGACCGCACGTAATGACGTAACAGGCGATTGGTTGCATAGTAAACCTAATAGTGAAATGTTTGAAAAGAATTGGGATTTGATATTTGGTAAGAAAAAGAAAGAAGTTTTACCCGAGTATGAACTTAATAAATCAACAGGCGAAGTCCAAAAGGTAGATAATGGCGACACAACAAATTCACAAAAGTAGACGGCATGCTGACCCGTTCAAAACAAAAACAGGCAAAGATAGATTGAAAGCCTTATCTTTAAAAAAACTATATGAGTTATTAGATAAAGCTGCAGAAGGTAAACATAAAACAAAAATAGCAAAAGAAATTGCTAGGAGAACTCTAATTGGCTGAATTTAAAACGTGGTCTTACTCAAGTGCTACAACATTTGAGAAATGTCCTAAGCAATACTATCATCTGTATGTAGCAAAAGATATTAAGCAAGACCCAAACGTAGAGCATTTTCTTTACGGCAACGAAGTTCACAAAGCTTGTGAGTTGTATGTTAAAAGTGCTACACCTTTGCCTGAGAAGTTTAATATGTTTCAACCTACCCTTGATAGATTAATAGCTATTCCAGGGGATAAGTATTGTGAATATAAGCTAGGTTTAACAAAGGATTTAGAACCTTGTGACTTCTTTGCATCAAATGTATGGTGGAGGGGTGTTATTGACTTATTAGTTATCAATCCCGAAACTAAGTTAGCTACCTTAATTGATTATAAAACAGGCAAGTCAAGTCAGTATGCAGATACTAGACAGCTATCTTTGTTTAGTGTAGCTATCTTTAAACACTTCCCAGACATGACTAAAATTAAGTCTGGATTGGTTTTCTTAGTAAGTAAAGAGATACTAAAAGAAGATTATACAAGCGATAAAGTAGAGGACATGTTTGCAGAATGGAGTAAAATAGTATTACGTATAAATGGGGCTTACGAGTCAGGGGTATTTAACGCTGTCCCTAACTTTGCATGTAAGAAGTTTTGCCCTGTTCAATCATGTTCACATTGGGGAAAATAATGGCAAGAGATTATCAAAAAGAAAACATATATAAAGCACAACCAGAGCAAATAAAATTACGTGTAGCTAGAAATAAAGCTAGACGACAAGCTATTAAAGATGGTAGAGTATCAAAGGGTGATGGTAAAGAGATAGACCATGTTATCCCTCTTAGTAAAGGTGGAAGTAATACTAAAGCAAATACTAGAATTAGAACTAAAAGTCAGAACAGTTCTTTTAGTCGCAATAGCGATAATTCAGTTAAAAAGAATACACCTTTAAAAAAGAAATAGTTTTTCCGCAAGACGTGAGTGCGATATAACCACGTCAGTTAACAATAAGAATTTCGACATGCTCGCTTTCATCTTATGTGTTAACATGTAGGGCTAGACGCGTCATTACCTCTCTCGATGTCGCGTCTATTTTTATTACTAGGAGATTGCATTGGAAGTATACAAAGACAAGGCGTTGATAGTTAATACAAAACGTCCACAACTTATTTTAGACAAGATACCTAAAAGTAAGTTATACAAAGAACATGATAATGGTGTAAGCCAAGTCATAGTTAATTGGGGTTTAGATGAAGTCATAACCCTATCAGACATGAAGGTTAAAAATCCCCCTTCTCCTATATCACGTGACTACAGCTGGCCTGGTATTCACAAACCATTTGATCATCAAAGAACAACAGCTCAGTTTCTTTCTGCACATAGACGTGCTTATTGCCTATCAGAAGCAGGCACAGGCAAAACATCTGCAGTAATATGGGCTGCTGATTATTTAATGAACCAAGGTAAAATAAAAAGAATGTTAGTGGTATGCCCACTATCAATTATGCAAGCAGCATGGCAGGCTGATTTTTTTAAAACAGCTATGCATAGGTCTGTAGGTATTGCTCATGGCTCTGCAGAAAAACGTAAAAAAGTATTCGATGAAAAAACAGATGTAGTTATCATCAACTATGATGGTATAGAAATTGTAGAGAAAGAAATCTTATCTGGCGGTTTTGATTTAATAGTAGTTGATGAAGCTAACTATATCAAGACTGTCACGACACGTCGCTGGAAGTCAATTAATCGTGTGGTAACACCTAACACATGGTTATGGCTTATGACAGGAACACCCGCTGCTCAATCACCGGCTGACGCATATGGACTGGCTAGACTTGTGAACCCCGCATCCGTCCCGAAATACGCAGGAACATTTAAGGATATGGTAATGCAGAAAGTCAGTCAGTTCACCTGGGTGCCTAGATTTAATGCGCAGGACATAGTATTTAAAACACTACAACCTGCCATTCGTTATACGAAAGAAGAATGTCTTGACTTACCCGATGTTTTATATACAACTCGGGAAGTCCCACTTACTCCTCAACAAGATAAGTATTATAAGAAGTTAAAAAAAGATATGTATATGGAAACATCAGGTGAAGAAATTACTGTTGTTAATGCAGCGGTAATGCTTACCAAACTCCTACAAGTAAGTGCAGGTTCCATATATTCGGATACAAGAGGTATCATAGAGTTTGATGTGTCTAATCGCATGACGGCTTTAAAAGAAATTATAGAAGAAGCTAGCCACAAAGTTATTGTATTTTGCCCTTTCCGTCACAGCATAGAAAAGATAATGGCAGAACTACACAAAGATAAAATTACCTGTGATTGTATACATGGAGATGTGTCTATGAATAAACGCACAGAAATATTTAAAAGTTTTCAAGAAAGTAAAAACCCCCAAGTATTAGTAGTCCAACCTCAAGCTGCATCGCATGGAGTTACCCTCCACGCAGCTAATGTAGTTGTATTTTGGTCACCTGTGATGTCAGTTGAAACATACATACAATGTTGTGCTCGTATGGATAGAGCAGGACAAAAAAATAAAATGACTGTTGTGCATTTACAAGGTAGCCCTGTTGAATCAAAAATATATAGAATGTTGCAAGGTAAAATAGATAACCATATTAAATTAGTTGATCTTTACAAAGAGGAGTTTAATGATGTCTAGTAAAGAATATGCTAAAGAGTATTATTTAAAAAACAAAGATAAAATATTAGGTAGACAAAAACAAAATTATGAAAATAATAAAGATGTATTTAATGAACGTGTTAAAAAATATATAGCTAATAATAAAGAAAAAGTTAGTGCTGCTAAAAAAGCATATAGAGAAAGAGCCTCTGAAGAACAGATTGCAAGATGGAGATTATCTAATGATAAATATACAAAAAATAATCCTGAAAAAAGAATAATTTCAATTATAAAATCTCGTGCAAAACAAAAAAATATGGAGTTTAATGTAGAACCTGAAGATATAAAGATACCTGAAACATGCCCTATATTTAATTATCCCCTGCTAAAACAGTTAGTTAAAGGTAAATTTGGTCCTCGATACAACTCCCCTTCAGTAGATAGAATAGATAATACTAAAGGATATGTAAAAGGAAACATTCAAATTATTAGCCACAAAGCTAACTGTATGAAAAGCAATGCAACCCCTGAAGAGTTATTAAAGTTTGCATATTGGGTGATACTTACATATGGACATTTAATTGATAAAGATAGTTGACAAAGTAAATTGTTGTGCTATACTATTATTCTTAATATTTGAAAGGAGAGAATATGGAATTAGATGACAACAAGATAGAAAAGCTTATGCAAGCGTCAGTTAATATGCGTGATAAGATTGAAACTTTGGAAAAAGAAATTACTGATATTAAAGTGCAAAAAGATAAAGTTGATTTAGCTCTTAATGAGGCGTGTAGAACTTTAAATGTAACAAGTTTAAAAACTAAAGTAGGAACGTTATCAAGAACTTTACGCACACGATATTGGACAAGTGATTGGTCTAGCATGTATGACTTTATATTAGAAAACAAAATGCCTGAATTCTTTGAGAAAAGATTAGTGCAGTCGGCAGTAAAAGAATATTTAGAACTTAATCCCGACAAAGCACCGCCAGGATTACAAGCAACAAGTGAATACACAGTAAGAATAACTAAAAGTAGAGAAAATAAGGAGATTGTATGAATACCGATTTAGATATATTTGGTAGCACAGCAGTAGCAGCACACACCCGTCGTGATGATGGTTTTACAGCCAATATCACAGGTAGTTCAATGACAGCCAAACGTATTTCTATACGAGGCGGTAAATTTAGATTAATGGTTAATGGTAAAGAAATTGAGAAGTCTAATCAAGACGCACTTGATATAGTTATTGTTAATGCATCACCTCATGTGCATCGTATGTATTTTGCTAAAGAGTTTAGACAAGGCGAAAAAATGCCACCACCAGCTTGCTGGTCTTCAGATAGTTCAAAACCTGATGATACTGTTTCTGAGAAACAAGCAGATACATGTCTAGCATGTCCTCAAAATATTAAAGGTTCTGGTCCATCTGGCACTAAAGCTTGTCGTTTTAGTAGACGTATTGCAGTTGTTCGTGCAGATGATTTAAATGGTGACATATATCAAATGACTTTACCTGCGCAATCTATATTTGGTAATGGCACTAAAGACCGCAAACCTTTACATGAATATACAGACTATGTTCGTGCTAATGGTCAAAACTTAATGTCTGTTATATCAAGAGTTTCTTTTGATGAAGACTCATCAAGCACAAAGATTGGCTTTAAACCAATCAGAGTATTGAATGACGAAGAGTATGCAATATGCTCTACAAAATCAACTTCAGAAGAAGCTAAACGAGCTATTACATTATCAGTAAGCGTTAACAAAGAAGAAGATGGTGAAGAGTTTGAACAGAAAAAACAACAGCCGATTGCTAGACCTGTTGACCCTGTAATACCTAAAGTAGAAGATGATATTCCAGAACCTACTGTTCG